CATTGGTAAAGAACTAACCGCCGAGCAACGGCTATGGAAAGCAACGACTGATATATTGGGTCGTGATGAGTTCGTAGCGCTTGCTGGTGTGTTGATGATTGGTAGTAAGAAGATATCAGATGATTGCCCAACTGCCGCAACGAACGGGCGAGATGAGATATATGGTCGTAGGTTCGTCGATAGTTTGAATGATGCCGAATTTAGATTCCTAATACTACATGAGTGCTATCACAAAATGTATCGGCATCTAACAACTTGGAAGAACTTGCATGACATAGATCATATGCGGGCGAACATGGCTTGTGACTATGTTATCAATCAGAAGTTATTGGATATGAACTTGGGTAAGTGGATTAGTATGCCGAAGGGCGGTTGTGCTGATGAGAAGTATCGCAACATGAACGCTAAACAAGTCTTTGACCAACTACCCCCGCAAGATAATGATGGTGAAGGTGGTGGCGGTGGTGGTGGGTTCGATGACCATGACTGGGACGGCGCACAAGATATGTCAGCCGAGGAAGCCGAAGCATTGGCTAAGGAGATTGACGAAGCCGTAAGGCAAGGTGCAGTTCTAGCTGGTAAAGCTGGCTCGGGTGGCAATCGTGATATCACAGAGTTATTGCAGACCAAGAAGGATTGGAAAGAGTTACTGCGTGACTTTGTGACAACAACTTGTGCTGGTAAAGATTACTCGACATGGAAGAAACCTAATCGTAGATACATAGGCATGGACATACTGATGCCCTCGTCTATCAGCGAAACAATGGGTGAGATCGTGATCGGTGTCGATACCTCGGGTTCGATTGGTCAGCATGAACTTAACAAGTTCTTAACCGAGATCAAGGGCATATGCGATCAGGTTAAACCTAGCAAGATTCGTTTGATGTATTGGGACACCTTAGTATGTAAAGAGGAAGTGTATGACGAACAATCCCGGGAGAACTTAGTTAGATCAACGAAGCCAGCTGGCGGTGGTGGAACTGATCCCGAGTGTGTGCCGAGATACATGGCAGAACATAATATCAAGCCCGAAGCCGTAGTGATGTTGACCGATGGCTATGTGGGTTCGTGGGGTCAATGGTCTGTGCCTGTGGTTTGGTGTATTCAGGGTAACAGTTCAGCGAAAGCAGATGTGGGTGTAACTTTACATATAGAGGACTGATATGCAGATCGTACTTGAAATCAATAATTGGATGGTAGGTTTGGCTTTATGTGCATTAGCAATGTTGTTGGTATTTGGTGTAGGTTTTGTAATTGGTAGATTCATTAACTTAATCGAAGGAGATAAATGATGGGAATGTTGAATAGCTTTGATGCCGTAGCTAAGTGCTATGCAGAAACGAAACCGATTCAAGGTGCAAGGAAAGCGCAAGACTTGCGACCACTAGCCGAACGCAGATATTGGTGGAATCGTGTCATGAAAGTAAGTGATACAAAATACTTATTATTAGATGGTCATTGGTCATTCAATATGTATGTGAATGATCCAGTAATGGTTGAGCAGACTGCACCGATTATGTGGGAACGCAAGGGAGATGGTGATTACCTGACAATCCATAACCATTCAGATGGTGGTATGTCCGTATCTCGCTATACATTTTTAGATAGATACTTGCCTAGTGGTATGCGGTTTGACTGGACTGGTAATGGTAAACACTTTGTCAGGTACGAAGGCAAGGAGTATTACCTACCTAAGTTTAAGTCTAAGATAGATTGGAACAACAAGACCTTTACCATGATTGAAGATCACAAACTTGTATTCAAGGTTGATGGAACTGGCTTCAAGCGTGTCGGCGATCTGTTGCCCATGCCTACAAGACGAGTGGATAAAGAGGTAGATGCACACTTCAAAGAACCTATCAAGATCATGTGGGAATGGATGCAGATTGTGTTACCTGTAATGGGCGATACATTGGGTGATAGTAAGCAAGCCTATGCCGAATCGTTAGGTGCGACTAGCTATTGGTACTGGGTAAAACAAATAGATAAGAACTTAGCAAGAGAAATCCTTGAAAACCCTGAGCATGACAAGCGTATGGCACTTGCTGGACTATCGGTTTATGACATTGGTGCTATCGATAATGGTAGGTTTGAACCGACTAAAGAATCATGGGCAAAGTTTAGATCGCTGATGCGCAGAATTGGCGGTATGTATGCAACAGAAATGCAGTAGTAACTTTACATATAGGAGAATGATATGGCTACAAAACTAATTAACATCAAGAAGTTGATGGCTGATGAGCATATGCAAACTAAAATTAAGATGGCTATGGGATCAAAAGATAAATCTTTTGCATCTTTCCATGACTATCCTGTAAGGGAAGAACTTAAGAACTTTGCCCAAGCGGTTGAAAGTGCAATGCCGAATCTAAAGTTTTACCCAAAAGATATTACGAGGATAGTTGCACCTGACCATCAGTATTATCAGGTCGAGGAGTTTGCCGTATACATGGACGAATATCCGTTTGCATTAGGGCAGATTAACTTTTGCAGTAACGGAGTTAAAGATAGTGGTAAAGATACCTATGGTGTATATAGTCGCAAGATACAGAACGCTAAGTATGCAACGCATCGGGATCAACATCGTATGCAGATGACTGTGGATATAAAGAAGGCAGTCAAGCTGGCTCTTACTTATCTTGTGCCGTTTACGCACAGGGAGTTGGCTACGGCTTACTACGAGGATATGCACTGCAATGTGGTAAGGGTTAACGAAACAGCCGAAAGAAACTTGGCATTGGTAGCTAGGTCAATACACAATAACAACATGGCTTTGGTTGCTGAGATTCAAGCGTTGATGAAACAAGGTATAGAGTTCAAGACCCCTGAGTTCAGAGAGGTTGCTAGCAAGATTGATGAAGTAGTGGATAACTATAACAAGGAGAAGATGCGTAAAGTATCAGCACAGTTTATCCGATTCCGTCAAGTAGGGGAAGATACCTATGCCGATGTGCAAGAAGTCCAAGGTGTACGAGATAACAGATGGGCAGAGAGGGCGCACTTTACCAGCGATGTGCCGACTACCTATCATATGAACGAGTTGCCGGCCGACATAGCGGGTCAAGTATCTGTCCTTAACATCTTAGCAGATGAGCAGTATGTGCCGTATGTGGGTCAGAAGGTAGACGATAGAACATTTTGGATTGAGAGAGGTTAAACATGGGGGTAATAACAATGTTGTCATCAGACATGATGAGAAAAGAGAAAGGGATATACATAGATATATTCTACGATCTAGGCTTTTGCGCAAACTGGAAAGATGTGAATGGGCAGAAGATGATTTCAGCCCCCGAGGAAGTATTGCTTGCGTACCTAGAAATGATGAAAACCATACCGATTTATAGGGTACAGATTCATGAAGATAACACTGTCGGAACAACATGTTACGAGATGATTGATGCTTTTAAACCACAGCTAAAAAATTCTTACGAAAGTGTTGACGAATTGCCAAAATGGGTGCAAGATAAACTCTCTGTGCTTATGCTACTCGACCCTAGCAAACAGAACGAAGAAGTCGAGGGTGTGGGCAGACGAATTAGAGAAGATATATTTTGGGTTTTTCACGGAGAATTTGATGGCGACGACCCCCGAGGGGAAAGTTAAGAAGGCGGTTCGCCAAGTCCTAGATGGGCTTGGCGCTTACTATGTGATGCCAGTTACAGGCGGTTATGGTAGGCAAGGCGCACCTGACTTTTTAGTTTGTCATCAAGGTAAATTCTACGGCATTGAAACCAAAGCGGGAAAAGGGAAACTCACAGCACTGCAAGAATTGAATCTCAAAAAGATCATAGACTGCGGTGGAGTTGCCCTTGTAATACGAGAAGCAGATGTAAAGTTTTTACCAAGTTTATTAACCACAGGAGAAGAAGATGTTAAAGAAAAAGAAACCAAGCGTAACTAAATCCGTGCTTGAATTATTAAAAGAAGCCGAGCCGGAACCAACCCCTGAAGTAAATGTTCAACACTTGCAAGACGAAGTGATTAGACTGCGCCATTTATACATGGATGCTAAAGCCGTAATCCGTTACCTAGAAACCAAGATAGATGTGTTGTGAGCAAGAAAAAGCACGAGTCTAAAAAGGTACAGAAATGGCATGCCAAAACACTAACCGACATATTTGCCGACATAAAGCGTGGGCAAGGATATGTCACAGTCGTAATGCAACGATCCACTTGGGAAGAGTTACAATGGGCAATCAGCGTAGCTCTCAGAGAGGAAGATAAACATATGGCAACAAAGGAAAAAATCGTAGCCCCTGCGGTCAAGGATAAGAAAACAGGGGTAATCATCGAAGCACCTAGCAAGAAGTGGGCGCACGATCAGATCGAAGCTAAAGAGCATATCAAAGACAAGAACGCAAAGCGTGGATTCGTCACAAGCGAAGACAAGTTTGTTAAGCGTAAGAAAGCGGCTAAGATTGCTAAAGAAGCTGGTCAGATCAAAGATAAAGATGTTAAGAAGTTACACTCATCTGATCTGCGTAAAGCTGGCGGACTAGCAAAGAAGAAGATCAAATGAACGAGAACGATTTACGAGATTGCTTTGCGATGTTTGCTTTGAACGGACTTTTAGTTGCGGAAAGAAACACACTTAAAAAAGAAATTATTAGTAAGTGGTCTTACGAAATAGCAGATGCAATGCTAGAAGCCCGAAACGAAATCGAATCCGATGATGGAATAGTCGCAATCAAAAAGAGAAAGTATGTCCGTAAAAATTGATATTAGAAAAGCGGCTCGTGAAGCCGAAATAGGTTTAACAGGTAAGAGGTTCTGTTCAAGTTGTCAGTCAATGCAACCAGCTATGACAGGTATGATAGTCGAAGGCAAGCGCAATCGGTGGCAATGCTATAACTGCACAGAAAGACGAAGTGCAAGGAAGTATTCAACCAAGGAGAATGGTAATGATTAGTTTGTTAACAGCTTTCTTTATGTATCATGGCAGTGCAGATTGGTGGTGGTGGGTATTGTGGTGTGTGTTTTCTATTGGTGAACTCGTTAAGTTTGTGAGGAACTCATGACGACATTTACTACTGAAGATCGCCTTAAAGCACAGACTGATGATGACGATTATTACGGCATACCTTTTGCTGGTTGGGTGAAGATCAACGACAACGAAGATACTATAAGAATGTTGCGTGAACAGTTGCATATTGTTCAAGCAGAGTGCCAACGACTACGCAAGATACTCATGGAGCATGGACTAAATGACTAACATATTAAAAGAAGCGCACGGCATTATTTATGGTGATCGTGAAAAAACTTACGGACATCCAAGCAAGAACTTAAAAACGATTGCTAATATGTGGAACGCATATTTAATGGCGGCTGGTGGGGCTATTCATGATGAAAATGGCGGTGATGTAGTAGCAGAATTAAATGCTAAAGATGTTGCTGCAATGATGATGTTAGTTAAAGTGGCCCGGTTCGCTAATAACCCCAATCACAGAGATAACTTAGTAGATATATGCGGATATGCTGCTCTGGTAGAACGCTGTGACGAAACCGAATCTAAAGAGAATATAGATGAGAGTTGATCTGAACGCTGGTGAGATGCATGTTTGTCGGCTGATTGGTTTTCTCAGGCGCAGTATCAACCTAAATAAAACTAAAGATCAACAAGTTGGTAAGCAAGACCCTTGGGATATTGACATGGATGGTGTCATCGGTGAGTTCTGTGTTGCAAAAGTATTAAATGTTTGTCCTGATTTTAGTATTCATGCTCGTAGTGGTGGGGACGATTTGATTTTGACAGGCGGTAAAACAGTTGATGTTAAAACTACAAGGCACCAACAAGGTAACTTACTCGCTACTTTAAGTAAGATCAATTCTCCATCGGATATTTATATGCTGGCTATCGTAGATGATAGAGGGTGCGAGATAGAGGGGTGGATATCAAAAGAAGATTTATTTAAAAAAGAAAACATAAAAAATCTTGGGCATGGTTCGACTTATTTCGTAGCAAAAGAGCAGTTAAACAAAAACTTGGAAACCTTGAGGTATCAAAATGATTGAGTCTTTAGTAAAACCCCAACCATTAGACAATGATGTTGCAGTGATAAAGATCATACAGTTGCTAGGGCAGTTGAGTCCTAACGATATTAACTATGTGTTAGAAATAGTTACACAAGTTGCAAAGGCGGTGGAAGCATGAAAATACAAGTAACTAAAGTAAAAGAAAACAAAGATGGTAGTGCCAATGCCCATGTTGAATTTGACAAAGAGGGATTGAAGTTGCTATTGGAATGGGGTTTAAATGCTATGTTGTTAAAGGGATTTAAGGCGCAACAAGAAGCGGAAGAACTTGACATGGATGGGCGGTGCTAATGAACGCAAATGAACTAGCTGATTTGTTGATGGAGTTTGATAGCGGTCAGGTTTACAACCATGCAACTGAAATAGCAACCATGCTACGCCAGCAACAAGCTGAAATAGAGTCGTTAAAAGCAGGAAAAATTAGGGCTTATGACAATGGATATGAAGATGGTAGAAAACCTAATACAAATAAGGCACAAGAGAAATGAACGCAAATGAACTAGCCGATTGGTGCGATGAAGCATCACAGGAATATGGTAATAGACCGCTTGTGCAAATAGCCACCATGCTACGCCAGCAACAAGAAAAGCTGACCAAGTACGAACTGCGCCATGTTGCACAGCGTGACAGAATTGCGATATTAGAAATGCAACATAAACAGCAACAAGCTGAAATAGAGGCGTTGAAAGCGAAGTTAAACTACATGTTTGAGCAGGAAATTAAAAGTGCGAGGGTAAACAGATGAACTGGAAAGCATACGAAGAGATTAACTTTGGCAACGACATAATCTATAGATGGGTGCGTGAAGGTGAGGAGTATGTAAGCCGCATGACATTGGAACAGATGGATGAATTTGAATCAAAAATACGCCAGCAACAAGCCGAAATTGAGGCGTTGAAAAAGGAAGCTGCATTACAAAGGCTATCTGACTTTACGCAAGAAGCTGAAAAGACACTAACAGATGCAGAAATACGCACTATTCAGGATATGTGCCATTTGAAAAATGTTGGGTATAACAACTTTATTATGCGGTTTGCTAGAGCAATACTAAAAAAGGCACAAGAGAAATGAAAAATAAACCTGTAGTTTGGACTGCGTGTTTAAGTTGTGGGCAAAAAGTTACAGGCGATTCTATTCACACTTGCTCACCACAATTAAAGACACTAACAGATGAGGAAATAAAATCTGAAGCTAAGTATTTTTGCCATAGCTACCATAGTGAAAATCCTGAAAGATTGGTTTTATTTGCTAGAGCAATACTAAGAAAGGCACAAGAGCAATGACCTGTTTAAGTTATTCAGAAATAGCTAGTGCATTGCTTGGAGGAATCATTGGTGCATTTCTTTGCGGATTCATTCAGGCTTGGTTTGAAGATAGAAAGGCACAAGAGAAATGAATGTAATTTCAATTAACCCAAAGCCGACACTTGTGGAGTTACAAGAAAAGCTATTGGATGTTATTGCTTCAGAACCTTTTGCCAACATTAGTATTGCCGAAACATTAGGTGTATTGGAAATGGTGAAATACAGTCTTTTGATGAACACGGAGGAAGTATGAGTTACCACGGAAAACTACAAGCGCTAAAAAATGGCACAGCCGATGTAGAAATACAGCAATGGGCTTACCAACAATTAGAAAAAGAAAAGACACTAACAGATGAGGAAATAGAGGAAGTGTTTAGAACTGTGGAGCAAGACTTTGCTTTAACAGAATCTAAAAAATCCGATGGTGGTTGGAGAAACTTTCCTGTTGAATTGGGCAGAGCAATACTAAGAAAGGCACAAGAGAAATGAA